ATGCGCGCCGTCGTCCCGTCTCTCGAAAAATACCTTTCCTTTGGAGCGCTGGGCGGCCTTTTCGGCGTATGCAACGACATCGCCGCACCTCTAGCCGGGACGAGTATTTACGGCGTGCTTGCCAGTGGCACCGCGCTTGGTCTTGGACTGCTGTCCTTGGCGACTCTAGGCCGTGGCAGCGACATTACCAAGGGACTGATGGGCGTCGGGGGCATCATGACCATCGCCAGCCTCTACTTCCTTGCCCAGACACCTAAGGGGCCGGAAGGGGATAACGGTTTCCTTGCGAGCAAGTTTGATTTGGTCAGCACGTTGCAGACCGAGATGATCGGGAAGCTTGACGATATACACATTGAGACCAAGAAGATCGACGCGAACACAGAGGTGCTGGTCGAAACCACCGATGATCTTCGCGGCTATGCGATCAGTGAAATGCGCTTCGACCAAGCGCTATCGACCGGTGATAAGAAGACTGTAGTCATGGCATGCAAATCGGGATTGAGAGCCACCAAATACATCTTCTTCGGCGGCTCGTCGCGCAATGAGCCAGTCGACACTTATCGTGACCCCGAAATGGTCCAGCTCTTGATCGACCAAGGCTGCGTTCCCGAGGAAAAGGTTTGCCGCGAGCTTTTCGTAGAAGAACGCATGTCGGGCTCAATGGCGCAGTTCGCTATCCACGACCGTGTCAAATCGATCTGCGGAGGCGACGCGCTGGAGAAGGCAAAATTGGTCCAGGCTGATTACGACGAGCGCATGTCGAAGCCAGTCTTTGCACCTTTGACCAGCGACCTCAAAATCGACGTGGACGAGATTCTACCCAAAACCGAGTGAGCTGAAACTCGGATCGTTCATATCCCGTCCGTAGTTTCGACGCTCGGGTTGGCCTCAGTGCCGAAGCGGTGCCATGCTTCTCGGAATTCTGGCCGGTCATAGGCCGTCGGCTGCAGCCACATCGAGACCTTGCCATTAAAGCTTTTCGCGGGATCACTCCGATGGCAAAGTGATGGTGTCATGATCAGTCGATCATGGGCCGCCTCCGAAAGGCGATGGCACGTCCATCCCTGGCTGTCGCCTGGACCTGTGAGTTCAGCAACCGATTCTCCCAAGTGCGCCACCGCCTCTCGACCCACACCAGATCGCCGCTCAAAGATTTTGCCGTATTTTCAACGGCTACGAGACAAAAACGATTCAACTTGCCAAGTAGTCGAACCGGACCGTGAAGTTGGTGCTGGCGCGCACCAAAGTGTTCGGAGGCTAAAATGGGACGGTGGACACACTTCGCAATGAAATTGCACGCCTTCACAAAGCGGAAGCCGATCTTCGAAAGGACGTTGGCAGAGCGGAGGGCGTCGCAACATCGGCACGCGCAGATTCGTCGAAGAAGCGGAGCGACGCTTGGGGGCAGACCTGCCCGAGCACGTGGTGCGCGATGGGCAGGACATCGATAAGCTTGTGTTCGTCAAGAATCGGATCGACTGTGCCCCCCCTCATCACTACTCGGGAGACATTAGGTGTCTGCCGTCAACAAACACATCAACGCAACCAGTCCACCCAGGGAAGAGAAGGCTGCAGAGTTTCGCCCGGCTGAAGTGTCGACGGATAGACGTCCCAGGCATCTGAACGTTGCTCTAGACGACGGCCGCTCAAACGGAGCAATATTTACCATCGCCGGTAGTCCTCTCTTATAGAATGGTCTAGCGCTTGCCGTTCATCGATTCGAAGTTCGCGGAGCCGCACACGGTTCTTTCAGCAGATGTAGTTTCCAACGAGGTTCACCCGGCAGATTGGGCCTCCACAGAACGCTGGCACGCCTAAGAATGGCTGTGAGTGAAATTAGCGTGTGGCGGTTGGTCGAGGCGTTCGAGAGTGTCTTCACGTCAGAGTGCTTGAGTTTGGGTTTTCCCCAGCGAAACTGATTGCGATTGTACTCCACCAGCCTGGTGACCGCTTCGTCGTCAATCTCGTCCGGGCGCTTGTCTTTACCGAGATACAGGACAATACCCTCAATGACCGAAACCAGTTGCGATACTGTGCCTTCTTCGCCCAGTCGCGCCCGACGGCCGCGTTGATGGTGAGGGGCGTGGTGCCGGTTTTGTGGAGTTGCCAGACATCATACTTCGTCTGTCTTCGCTGCCTCCATGGCTTTCTCGTCCCTTTGTTCCGGGCTTTTGGCAGCTCCGTGAAAGCGATTGCCGTCGATCTGAAAGTGGTAGTAGTACAAGGGCTTGCTTTAGATTTATAGACAGACATGTCGGAATCTCCCTTGCCTCGATTGGAGATGAACTCCGCAAGTTGCGAAAGCGCGAATCGGCGGTTCGTGCGAAGGCCCGTCCCGATGGTTACGCAGGCAATCTCGCCTTCGCGGACGTGGCGTAACAGCGTCTTCTTTGAAATCGAAAGGCGTACTGCCACCTCGGCGGTGGTCATCAGACATTCATCGTTCAAATGGATCGGCATCAACGAAACCTCCGTGTTTGCAGACCGGCCAACCAAGACCAGTTCACGCGGCGCACCAGGCTAGATCACGGCGTCTCGACCTTGAATATCGCGTAGACGGCGGTGATCCACCATTGACCAAGTAGCGTTTGAGGTAATGAAACCTCACCCAAAATCGGGACCTTGGACCTCATCGCTTGGGAGCAGATGCCGGGTATTGGCGCAGCTTTCAAGCGCAAGAGCCACGTCGTCGTCCCTCACAAGCGCGTAGCTCGCGATGGTGATGATATTGGCGTGATTAAGCACCCGTTGTACGAGTTTTAAATTGCAGGTCTCTCGAATCAGCTTCAATGCCAGATTGTAACGGTAATCATTAAGGCGGAAATTCTTGACCCCGGAACGCGCCCGAGCCCGCACCCACTGCGTTTGCGCACCGCTGTAGGACATAGGATACCGACATCCCGCGACTTGCCCCCGGCCCGCACCTTGCGCGACGAAGGTAAAGACGAACTCAGGATGATGGCCAAGGCAGGATTCGAGTATCTCGCGTATGCTCGGGGGCATCGGCGTCCACACTCGCGTGTTGCCCTTGCCTGCCGTCGTGATCTCGCCAGCTTCCCAATTGACGTCCGACCACCGAATGAAAGTTTCCTTCAGACGGCGGCCGCTCAATTGGAGAAACAGGTACCATTGCCGGTAATCCTCTCTTATGGAACGGTCCAGCGCCTGCTGCTCATCGAATAAGAGTTGGCGGAACCGCACTCGTGGTTCTTTCAGCAGATGTTCCTTCCAGTGAGGTTCATCCGGTAGATTGTACCCCCACCGCATTTTAGCGTGCCTAAAAATAGCCTTGAGGGGAACCAGCGTGTGGCGGTTGATCGAGGCGTTAGAAAGCGTCTTAGCTTCGGCGTGCTTGAGTTTTGATTTTCCCCAGCGAAATTGTTTGCGTCGCTGAGCGACCCAGGCGGTGATTGCCTCGTCATCGATTTGATCCAGGCGATAGTCCTTACCGAAATGTAAGACAACCCGCTCAAGCACGTGAAAATACTCGTCCTTATCGGCGCGGAACTGTCCTTTCTCCGCCCAATATCGCCAAACGGCGGTGTCGATGGTGAGGGGCGTGTTACCGGTCTCTTGGAGTTGCGCGACATCCCGCTTCGCCTGTTCTTTCAGCTGACGCTCGATGGCTTCCGCGTCTTTCTTGTTCCGGGTCTTGGTAGTTCCGTGAAAGCGATTGCTGTCGATCTGGAAATCGTAGTGGTAAAAAGGGCTGGCTTCAGACTTATAGATAGACATGTCGGACTCTCCCGTATCTGACGGTTGGAGATGAACTCCGCGAGTTGTGACAGCGCGAAGCGGCGGTGCGCGCGAAGTCCCGTCTCGAAGGCTGCGCATCCGATCTCGCCGTCGTAGACCTGGCGTAACAGCGTTTGCTTCGAAATCGAAAGGCGCGCTGCCACCTCGGCGGTGGTCATCAGGCACTCGTCGGTTAAACAGACCAGCATCGGCGATACCCATGCTTGGCAGACAGGCCAACGAAGACCGGCTACTCACGCTGCGGACAAAATTTACGGAACTCTCACAATTTCAGTCCGCACACCAAAGTATAACTATGTTTAGTTCGATTTTGCAATGCGAATAATCAGCCGATCAATTACAAATAATGTCAGCAATTCTCTATATTACCTAATGTAATTTACTAATTTGGCATTATATTTTTGAGATAACTTCTTTCGATTCGCATTATTAGCACCTGTATTTCTAATAACTCCATGGTGATTGATTTTAAATTCACATAATTTCGAATTTATGCGCAAAAAAACACGGATATTTTTGTCGTTAAATCCTTGCTCCGTGAGCCGATCACGTTTGCGTGATCATGAAATGTGACGCCCGGATATGCGTGTCAGCAGCTGTCCGGTGACGGGGGCAAGTGCGACCGTCGTGGTGGTTGGAGATTCATCGATGGGATCGAGCCGGTCGGTCGGAAAACTGATGGTACTAGGATCATACGGTCACGCGCCGCCACAGGAAAGGCAATCGCGCGTTCAACCGTGTTCCGGTGAACAAAAAGCTCGTCCGCAGCATCCGCCTAGGTAAGGTCACAGTCACGCGCCACCAGAAGAAGGCGACAGCGCGTCCCACGGGATACTCGCCCAGACCGAAAATGATCATCGCTGTTTGACGAATTCTGACGCAGATTGACGAAGGGACGTCTGGTAAAAACAGGGCCGCGTTGTCGATGTGGTGAAGCAATAAATCTCAGAGACAAGATCGCACCGGCATCAAATTTGACAGTGGATTGCCCTCAGAACACCGTCAACTTTCCAAAGAATACTCGTACCGGTCGATACAAACGCTTTAAAACCTTCGGCGGACAGGTCGGCTATGTTCGGGAATTTTTCGGGAAACTACGCACTGCCAAAGGTATTTTATGGGATCACGGCCCTCGCAGGAAAACGCGAGAGCCGTGAAATTTTTCGAGTATGCCGCTTTAGAAACAGAGGGTTAGATGGCGACCCCTGCAGGGCTCGAACCTGCGACAACCTGCTTAGAAGTTTTTCGCAATTCCGCCAAAAACAAAGGCTTAACGAAATGCCTCGTTTTGGCACAACGCTATTGCGCGCCAGTCCGTCGCTCTAGGTACTCGGCCCCTTGAACCGCCGCACGAGCGCCTCGAGGAGCGCATCGGTAATCCACATTGCACAGACGCCGATCAGGAAGCCGACGGCACCCCAGGCGGCAACAGGATCCTCTGGCAAGGGGATATTGAGGGAGCGCATATAATGCACCACAGCGCCTGTCAGGTAGCCGGCAGCCAGCGCGCCGCTGATCGGGGAAACGATCAGTTCCCGGCTCTTGTGGTTGCGGCGCGACAGCGCCCTGAGAGCGCCGCCAGCAAAGCCCGCGACGAGAACGCTGGCCTTCAGGCCCAGGGCATCGAGAATTTCCGGAAATGTCACCGCCGCGTCACCGCCTGCCGAGGTTCAGGTGCAGGGTCAGGTTTGCGCCAGACCCAACCCTGTTTTCGAAGTAAATCTTTCCGCCGGCGTCGATGGACAGCGTTATGTGAGTGTCAACACCCGTCGTGCCGGTGAGAGCACCGGTCGTCGCATCGATTATCGCGGAAGAGCTGCCCTCAACGAGGAGCGTCAACTCAGGCGTTCCGATGGTATCCCATGCAAACATCGCGGTTCGCTGAACGTTGCCGAAGCTCATGAAGCCGAAACCGACGGCGTTCGCAGGAAGCGGGATCGTTGACACAAAGCGGTCATCTTCAACCCGGTAGTTCAGGAACGGGTTTTCGACCCAGGCGGAAATGCGGGCAGCGAAGTCTACCGCGATTGTCCTGACCTCAGAAAATCTTGCCGCGGTCTCCTTGCCGTATGCCATCAGCGCGTTGCCGCTATCGGGATTGATGAACACTGACGGGTATCCGGAACGATCCGCAAGACCCGTGACAAGCGAAACCTCCCCACCCCAGTTTGTCGCTGCAGCCAGTGCAAGAGTTGCCGTCGTCCACCGGGCGCAGATTGTCTCAATGAGAGGGGGTGGTGTGCCTGCATTGCGGGCCATGTAGGTCATGATGACGTAGCGCGTACCGTCAACGTCGATCGTGTTCAGTTCGTGTGACTGGTAGCCGCTTGACGCCGGGAGGTTTGTTTCTACCGGAACACTCCACGTAACGCCCCGGTCAACGGTCTTGCACGTACGCATGCCTGTAACGCCGTCCGCTCTCAGGAGGCAAAGCCAGTTGTTTTCATCGATAATCGCAATCGCCTGTTCGGTGAAATCAGGCGAAGATGAGTTGACGATAAGGTGCGATGTCCAGCTTTTTCCCCGCCAATCGTCCGAGACCACCACGAAGTTATCGTCGCCCGTGTATTTGCTTGCGACCAGATCGCCCGAGGGCAGTGTCTTGATTTGCCCGTACCAACCATTAGCCGTGCCTGTCGACCCATTGATCGTCATGACCTGCAAAGGCGTCCAATCATCCTTGCCGGTGAAACTTGTGGTTTGGTAATTCGTCCGGACTCCCGTCGTCACGTCGAGGCCAGCGAAGATGGCGATCAGTGAGCCATCCTTACGGCGACCGAGCGCTGGGTAATAAAATAGCGTCTGTCCGTCCGTCATGCCGTCGCCAAGGACAATACGGCTTGACCAGGTGGCCCCGCCATCTTCGCTGTACTTGTAGGCGATATCGCCCGCGATCCGCTCAAGGCCGACAGTGACAGCACCAGCCGTGTTGCCGTCAACGGTCACTGACGTGATCGAGTTCGGGTCGATATTGCCGACAAGAGTGACGGTCGCTGCGTTGCCGCCAAAGCCAGAGCGCACGACGGGAGAGCCGTTCGATATGCCCGTGACGGAAAAGGTTCGCGCTGTGTCATTGCCCGCCGATGTGATTGTCACTTTGGTCTCGCCAAGCACACCCGTCACAACGCCGCCAGCGGTTTCGTTACCGTTGATGGTCAGGTTCTGTGTCCCGCCTGCTGCTGGCGTCTGCGAGGCGCAAATAGCTGCGGTGTCGCTCTGGCCATGGTTGCGCCCATAGTGGTAGAGGGCGCCCAGCACGTCGAAGCCTTCCATCAGCACCGGGAAGTGCGAATAGAGGGCGTTGTCAACCAGCGAACTGCCATACAGGGCGGCTCGCGCCAGCGCGCTGTCCCGCGCTGTATCAAGGGGTACCAGCGAGGTTTGCCGCAACAGCGTGAGGGACGTGCTCATTCGATCACCACCGTAACGTCGGGAGCGGTCGCGCCCGTCAGATGCACCCAGATATTGCCGGCGGAAATGAACACGACCTGCTGGATCGGCTCGCCGTTGCTGTCCACCATTGCCGCGTCCAGCCGGCTGTCCGGAACGGGAACCTTCGGTGCGCTGCCCGCGCCTTGCGTGAGGATCTGCAGCGCGCCGCCGCCAAGAGCGCCGCTGTAGGACAGCATGCGATATCCAGAAGCGATGCGCGCCTCGATGCCGGCATTCCATTCTTCATTGACTGTAAATCGGTGGACGGGCATCAGCTTTTCCCCTTCGTCGTTGCGCGGATGAACGTGTTGCCGCCCATGTAGAGCCCGGCATAGGTCATGAAGATCGTCAGGAAGGTGGACATGTCGATGCCGGTATCGATCGCCACCGGGCTGCCGAAGGCGGCAAGCATGGCGTTCAGCAGCGGCCGCAACGCCACGTACCAGGCGACGCAGGCGAGCATCAGCCACATGCCGGCCGGCCGCCACAGCCAGCCGAAACCGCTCTCCTTGTTCATTTCGGCAAGCATCAGCGAGTTGCTCATCCTCTGCCGCTCGTTATAGGCAAGGATGATTTCCGGGGTTTCCTGCTCGGCGGCCGCGACGGCCGCCTCGATCTGCGGCGCCGGCAGCCCGGGCAGCTGCTCGGGCTGCACGCCGGCCTTCTCGGCGATCGCGTCGATCACGGTCCCGCCCAGCTCGCCGGCGACGCCGCCAACCTTGTCCTGCAGGATCTTCTTGATGATCGGCGCCCCGACCTTGGCGGCCACGTCGATCAGGATGGAGGTCAGGATCGCGCTCATGCTGCAACCCCCGCATAGGCGTCAGCCCGAGCCTGGGCAGCATTCTTCCGGACGATTAGCAACACGGCGGCGATCGCCAGCACCAGGGCAAAGCCTCCGAGCACCCAAATCGCCGTCGCGTCGATCGCGGCCGGATCGATCACCGGTGCGCTGACGGATCCGGCAGCACCCGTCGCCGTGGTCTTCGCCGCCCTGTCGGCGGTCACAGCCGACGTCTTGGCTTTCTCCGCCTCGTCCTGCGCATCGATGCGGATCCGGCTATCCGTGGCGCCCATATAGGTAAGCGCCATGGCAACGCCCTTGACCTCGATGTCGGCGACGCGCCGGCCCCAGCCTTTGCCGAATGTCTTCCAGATCTTCAGCGATTGCATGAAGCCGAGACGCGCCCTGCAGATCCGCTTGACGGTCTCCGAATGATCGTTGCTGCCGACGCTGGCCTTCAGCCATTTCACCCCGCGCGAAACGCCGGAACTGACCGATGCGTCATAGACGGCGAGATCGACGCCCGGCACGAGCTGCGAGGCGTTGCACTTGTCCCAGAATTCCTCGCGGTAGATCCGCAAGGCTTCCGTCATGGAGATGAGTTTCACCGACCTGGTCGGCAAGCCCCAGCGCTTGCGACTGGCGGTGTAGGTCGCCTGGGTGACCCCGTACATGGTCTTGCCGCCGGGATCGGCCTTGTGGTCGCTCCAGCCGCCTTCCCAGGATGCGGTGATCGGATGGCAAACGGAAAATCGGTCGGACATGAAACGGCTCCAGCATGGACGATGCTGAAGCCTACATCCCTGTGGATAGCGTCAAATGCGATGGCCCCCGTTGCCAGGGACGAACCGACTCAGTCTAGGGTTGCGCAGTAGCTCTCAGAGGAGGAACGTCGTGGCAGCTGATAATTACCGAGGATTATTGTTAACGCCTCCCATGACCGTCGACGGCGACGCCATTTACTTGAAAAGCAACAAATTTGACCCTCAAGAATTGCGCGTAGCACTCTTGTTCTGGGATCGTTTCTTCACTCCGAGCAGCACGATTGTAAATATGAACATGGGGCCGGAAGCAGACTACCTGATCGAAACAGGGCTGCTAACCACTAAGAGCTATTTCTTTACCGGTGATTTTGCTCAAGACACCGTCAAAGCATTTGTCGCCGCTCATGAAGAGTTGAACGAGCAGGCTCCGGGCAAGTGGTCGATGTCACAAGGTGAAAACTCTTTGCTGGTGTTGGGCGGTGCGGAACTTCAGGAAAGCAGCGGACTAAGCGTTCGGCTCTACAAGGCATTACCGGTCCCAAATTATGACGTTCCGCTGAATGATATTCTGGAATTCAAGGAGAAGAGAAGGGACGAGTTGTTACGGCTGCGCCTAGTGCTCGATGAGACCTTTTTGAAACTCTCAAAGCTAGACGTAGAGGATTTGGCCATCGAAACGGCGATCGGAGAAATTGATCTGGCCTGCAAAGATGTATTGAGAATTGGTAGCGAAAGTAAAATGAAAATGATGCTGTCTGACTGGAAAATGTCAGTGAATATAAACGCTAACACCGTCTATGCTGGAGCAGCAGGGGCTATTTTGGGAAGTCAGTTTGGCCTACCAGAGGTTACTGCCCTTCTGGGCACCGCGGCCGGAGCTATAAATTTTAAGAAGGACTTCGCACTCGGTACCTCAACTAAGGCGATAAACCCTTATCGCTACGTTCATTCTTATCACAAGGATCTGTTTATTTCGAACGGATCGTGATCTCGATCGTCCGGTCAACGACGACAGTGCCCCAGGCGTGCTGAAACTGCAGACCGAGCGCCCAACCCGCAAAGAAAACAAGCGAGCTGAACCCACTGTAAAAATATACAAAGGGGGCAAACATGGCAGCAACTATGAAAAACTGAATCCAAGGCCGACCAGGGAAAATTTGCTCGAGCACCTTCATTTGGAAATCTCCTGTTCGGATTTCAAAGCTTCCGCATGCGACGGGCGCGCTTAGTTTTCACTCTCCAACCTCAATCAGAACGCTCGCCTCGCCGGACCAGTCCGCGCCCTCCGGAACGCCGGCGCGAAACTCGAATATGGCGTCGGCCGGAAACCCGTCCGACGTCGAGGGTGTCCCCAATGTATGAACGTAGGGGGAATTCACCTGGGCAACAACGCTTGTTACCCCGTCATACTTGCACTCGACGGCGATCTGACCTGTGAACGCGCCGCTTATGTGTGCCGTGACGTATTTCCCCAGGCCGGCGGATTGCCAATCCGTCCACTGATCGGCTGCCGTTATCGTCTGATTGGTCATGTCGCTCTCCTAGACAGCCGTAATCGTGCCGGCACCACTGGTCGCAGGCGTTGCAGCCCCCAGCGGGATAATGCCACGATGCTTCAGGACGGAACCGGCCGTTACCATCCGGATGACACTGCGGGCAGCCGAGGCGTTTCGAAGCGTGACGCCATCGACCGTGATTTCGGTATTTGCACCGGTCCCGGAAACAAAGATGCCGTCGGAAACGGCAAGAGCACCGTTGCCGATTGCCGCCAGATCAATGCGGCTGAGGAGGCCGACAAAATCGCCGTCGCGCATATCGATGCCGCATGCGTCCGGCAGAAGTGAGGGTTTGGTTGTTCCTCGTGCGCTGAAACCGTCGATCACAAAGCCGGTATGCTGCCCCGTCATCTTGATGAAGCTCTGAGGCTCGGGGAAGCCGCCAGCGGTTCTGTCGGCATACATCCTGTTGTTTGCCATCACCCAGTTGGTCCCGCCGTCGAGTTCGAACCCGACGAAATTTGCGTTCTGGATCACGTTGCCGCTGATCACGCTGCCGTCGCCAAGGTAGCCGGCGAACATGCCCTTGCCGAAATTCGACTTGTTGTTTTCGATGACGCAATGAATATTCGCGGCTTGCGCCGTGCCACCGACATCACCACGGTTGCGAACGGCGGCAACCGCGATGCTGTGGATCTCGTTGCGGGCAAACACCAGACGGCGGTAGCCATTGCCGTCCTGATCCCCGACGAAATCATCCCCATCATAGGTCCCGGGAGCCGGCCAATCCCAATTGCAGGCATAACGGCAGGCTGAAATCAGGTTATCCGTCACCGTCACGCCGCGTCCCCGGCTGCTGACACCGTAATAGAACTCCGAAATATAGCCGTTGCGGAATTCGAAATCCAAATCAGTCTTCTGCCCGGCAGGGCGCGCGACAAGAATTCCAGCGTTGGCCGCCGTCTTCGCAACGCCCAGGCCGTTGGTGTAATCGACGCCCTTCAGGCCGATATGCCGCATGCCGCAGCGTTCAGCCATGACCAGGATCGCGGCCTCGTTCACATCCGTGGTTCTGCGCAGATAGGACTTGTTGTCCATCCCCTCGCCAACCCATTTCTGACCGGGCTCCTCGATCGACCATTGATCCGCAAAGGTGGTTTCGTCGTCGGCGTGAACACGAATGCACGGTTCACCGCTATCGCCGGCCGCCTGCAGCACGGGTGACCAGTTCGCCGGGTCGACATAGGTCGTACGAAACTTCCGCAACGGAATGGTGTGCGAGCCGTAATCGGCGATATAGGTGAGCTGCAGCACAGCAACCGCCCCCGCCACGCCCTCTTCAGCGAGGAGAGACCGGCCGACGAGGCCCGATGGCAGACCGATCGCCGCTTGCGCTTCTGCCTGCGTCCCAGTGCCAGCCAGATCCTCGCCGACGTCCCCGAAGGCAATATCGCCGGGGGCGAAGCTTACAAGGTTGGCGATATGGCCGCCCGAAGACCAACCGAGCACCTTGCCGGGCGCCGGCGCCGGCAGGCTTTGCGGATCCTGCCCGAACACCACCTTGATCGCCCGGCCGAGATCGCGCCTCTGTTCCTGCAGCACCGTGCCCTGCTTGGAAAGCTCTTTCTCCAGCGCCGCCTGGTCGAGCTGCGTTCCCTTGCCGATGCCGGCCGATCGCTCGTGCAGGCGCGTGCTGGCAATGACGAAATGGTCGCTGGCGCCGATATCGACCGCAAAGGTGACGGTGAAGAAATCAAGCGGGAGATCAACCCCCACTTTTTCCACTGTGACGGCCGTCTCCGCAAAATCCAGCTCGTCCTCGAGGCGGAGATAGGCGACGATATCCACCGTGTCGAACACGCGAAAAGCGAATGGCCCATACGTCGCCCCGCCGTCGCCGGCCAGAATATCGGTCTGCCGCAACTCGCGCGGAATGGGATAGGGAGTGTCAGCCATGGCGCCCTCATCGAATGATGAGAGCGATGATGGAGCCATGGCGGGATCGTTCAGTGCTTCACTGGATCACAGCGCCCAGATCCGGCGCCCGATCGGGGGCTGTCTCGCCAGGCGCCCACCAGAAGTCCTGGCCGAACTCGCGCTGGAAAAACTTCTGCTTCTGCTTGAACGCCTTGTTCGCCTCCGGATCGGCGAGAAACTGCAGCTGATCCATGGCAATCCGTTCCCAGGCAAGCCGCGTATACCAGAGCGTCGATCCGGGAATGTTGGAGCGCAGGAATTTCACCGCCTCGCGGCCGAAATGCGTCTTGTCGCCGCTCGCCAGCTGGATCATGTTGCCGCCGGTCAGGTTCCACAGGTCGTTCGCCCGACCGATCAGCGGCCCAGCGAGCGTCGTCGCAAAGCCGCCGCCCTGGCGGTTGACGTTGGAAAACAGAAAGTCACCGTAGATCCCCAGGCCGCCGCCCTGCAGCAAGGCCGCGCCCCAGAAGCTTTCATCTTTCATGTCCTGCGGATCTCGCCCCTGGACGATCTGCTTCATCTGCAGGGCCATGCCGCCCAGCAATGTCGTCGAGATCAAAAGGGATCCGGCATAGGCAGCGCCCTTCCACTTTTCGCCACCGGCGATCATGCCATGGACGCGCCGGCCGTGCAGCACGAGGAAGACGGTGCCAAAACTCTTGAACTGGGCAAAGCTGCGCATCACCTCGCCGATGAAAGTGCCCGGCCTGTTCTCGTCGACAAGCATCACCTTCGATCGGTGCGATCCCGATGGAATGGCATATTCGGTTTCGGCCTGGATCATCTCGAGGTATTTTTCCGCCAGCTTCGGATGCACCCGGGCGTCGATCTCCTGCGGACGCAGGATCATCGTGCCCTGCCCCATGTCGTGCATCGGCAGATTGCGCATCTGGTCCCATTCGCGGGCGTTGATGCCGTAGCGCTTCATGACATTGCGATAGGCGTTCGGTAGCTTGTCGAATGTCTTGGCGGACTGCTCGGCCGCCGTGCGCATAAACGCCAGGCCGAACGCATGCCGGCCCGCCTGCGTCCAGGGCGTCAGTCCGGAATAGGTCAGCACCCGGTCTGTCAGATAGCTTGACCAGCCCGGCCCGTCGATGGTGCCGATATAGCGCGCCTGGGCATGGAAGACGTGCATGGCGCTGTCGAGGATCAGGCCGGACGCCACAGCCTCGCGCTTCGTCGATGGCATGACGGCCTTGGCAACATCAGAGAAGGTGCCGCGCCCACCGATGCCGGCAAACTTGCGGGCGATGAAGGCCGTGCCGAGATCGCTGATCGACGAAATCGCCGCCGTTCCAAGCACGCTTGCCGTGATCAGGCTTCGGCCGGCGGACAAGCCCGCAGCCCAGCGGCCGTTGACCGGCGTTTCCAGGGATCCGCGCAAGGATCCCCAGATCGCGCCGATCCGCCTTTCGGCCGCGTTGGCCTTGTCGAGCGCATTATTCTGGGTACCGGCAAAGCGGCTCGCGCGGCCGGCGGAAAGGTTCATCGCTTCCTTGCGCACCGCCTGTTTCAGCCATTCGATCGTCCCATCCGGGTTCGGCCCCAGCACTTCCATGGCGGCGATATCCTTCGCCATCATGTTCAGGTGGCCCATCATTGCCGCGAAGGCATCGCCGCCGCCGCCATAGAGCCGCTGATATTCCATCCAGTTATCGGCGTCACGAAACACCAGGAAGCGATGTTCGGCCCGCTGGTTGGCCAGCGCACCCTTGCCGAAACTCTGGCGCAGCGGCTGGCGCCGGTTCCACCCTTCGGTGGCGATGTTCTCCCAGATCTCCGTCAGGATGTCATCGATCTCGCCCTCGTCGATGGCGTCGCCGGTCAAGGGATGCTTCATACGGGAGACGTCGAGCATCGGCCGGATGTCGGCTTTCCAGGCCTCGAGCCCGCGCTTGCGCAAGGCTCGAGCATCGTGGTGCTGGGGCAGGCCCCATTTTTCCAGCTTGCCGATCGCGCCGCCGGCGGCGTTGAAACGCTCGCGCAACCATTCATGCGTCTTTTCCCAGACGCCGGCGAATTCCTTCGCGGCCTGGTCGCCGCTCGCCTCGCCAAACGCCTCGCGCACGACGTTGTCGAGCTGCGCCTTGTTGTGCCGGGTCACGTCGCCGCCGAAAGCGCCCTTGCGGAAGTGATAGAGCGCATCGTCCATGCGCGCATGCGCCATGCCGATGATCGCCCGGCGCCGGCCTTCGACGCTGGAAAACGGCGCCGTGCCGAAATGCTCGAGCAAATCGGTGGCCGCCGCCGCGATATCGGCCTTGCCTGCCGGGTTTTTGTAGCTCTTCAGATCCGCATCGATCCGTTTGATGCTGGAGATCGCCAGTTTCGCCTTGCGGCGCTGATGAGCGGTCTCGGCCTTCAGCAGGGCGGCAAGGGCCTTTTTCGCCTCGGCGTCGGCCGTCGCCTCGCTGTTGGCGGCAAAGCGGCCGCGCAGCCGGTCGAAGTCGCGCGCCAGCTTCTGCGCGTCGGTCTCGGAAAGTTCGCCACCTTCGACGGCGGTTGTCAGGCAATCCTTGAAGCTCATGCCCGGCAGGCCTCCACAAGCTGAAACAGGTTTTCATGATGGTCAAGCTCGGCCATCAGCTCGGCCCCGGTCAACGTCCGGCCATCGTCGAAGAACGGAATATCGTAGTCATCGGGCAGGCCTTCGAGATCAGCCGCAGTAAACAGCGCGTCGTCGTCGATCGCGGCCGGATCCGAAAGCCCTCCCGTTCGATCCGCTAGATCTGCAGGCCGCGCCGCCGGTGCCGCTTCTCTACTGATTTCCCGTAGCTGTGCTGCTTCTTTTGGTGTCGTCTCAAAATTAAACGTAAATCCCTGCGCAACTCCCTGTTCAGGGATGTCGGGATTGTTCACCCGTCGATCGGTGGCTGGTAAGTCAAGATAGAACAGCGGCAAATCAGATCGATAGCCAGAGGCGTACGCTCTGCTCGTGCTGACCCATCGTCCGGTCTCACCTTCGCCCATCGCACCACTGTGATAGACACGGACCATTCCCTCGATCTTGGCCGGCTCGATCGTGGCAACCTGATCCTCTTGCTGCCTGGCAAGGCGGTCATGCTCGATGAGCACACGGTCGAGCGCCTCGGCCGGATCAAGGTTTTCCGCGTTCGCCAGCTCGGTCGCCCTGACGATCAGATCATCATCAACGGCAGGACCGGCCCGCGCGGCAATATCGGATACCAGGCTTTCGACATAGGCGCGCTCGCCATCAGCGCCGCGTACGCGGATCTCCGATCGGGCGCCGGTGTCGAGCGCCTCGAGGAGATCGTTGACGGTGCTTTTCTCCATGGCGTTTTCAGCCGTGCCGTAGAGATGATTGAAATAGCCGGCCTCGGCCGCCGCCCGCCGCGCCTGGTCGAGCGGCATGCCGTCCGGCTTCACCAGCTTGCCGACGAAACGTTCCGACGCGTTGGTTAGCCCCAGCGCCTCCAGCTCGCCCTTGAAATCCTTGACCCCGCCGGACGCCGAGAGGAATTGCTGCAGCGTCCGTTCCGCAGGGGCCGCGCCGTCGACGGATGGCATCAGCTGCTCGACAACCCGGGCGATCTGCTCCGGATCCGCCTCGGGCATGAAAGGCTGGCTGGACAACGCTGCCCGCGTCGCCCGGTCGGTCATCAACTCGTGATGCGGAACGCTGGCGGCGATCGGCTTCACGGCCGCGTCGCGCGCGATCATGTCGGCCTGGTCGATGGCGCCACGCACCTCCGCCGGCAGGCGGTCGCGGATCGGCTTCAACGCATCGATCGCCGCAAGGCCATTGCCCTGCAGGCCCTCGGCAACGTCGGGCCGCACGGTCGGCGCCTTGGCGATTTCCCGTGATGCCGCGTCAAGGTTCGCCCCGCGAAACAGCCGCGCCGCCGCCTCGCCCGCCGCCGTCAGCCCGGTGCCAAGAACGCCGCCGGCCAAGGCTGCAAAACCGATATTCTGCATCGCCTCGCCCCAACCGTTGGGGAGCCCTGCCTGTTTTCGCCACGCCTGCACTTCCGGCTGCAGCATCGCCTCCGAAAGTCCGTTGATCGCGGTTTCCTGCAGCGCCACCTTGCCGATGCGCCCGATCGCGGTTTTTGCGCCACCCGCGCCACCGCCGGCAAAGAGTGTCAGCACCTGCAGCGGATCGTAGAGCGAGCCCTGCATTCCGCCGGCAATGACCGCACCCCATTTCGCGGCACCCTCCTGCGATGCCATCGCTTTTGCCAGGCGTTCTTCCGAATGGCGCGCCAGGGCCTCGGCGTCGCGCTCCATCGGCACGTCGGCCTTGATGACGTCGGCCGCGTCCGGGTGACGGGCCGCCACCTGGGCCAGCCAGTCGTTGAACGCCTGGATTTCCGTTCCGGCGGTCGATCGGGAGCTGACGCCGGTATAGACCTGGTTGGCGCGGGATCCGCGCGGGCGCGGTGGCTGCGAGGATCCACGGCTCGCAAGAAGCAGCGGGTTTTCCCGCGTCTCGCCGGTGCGCTCGCGGATCGCCTTGATCCTGTCGTCATAGGACCGATAGAGCGCCTGGAAGCTGCTGTCGCTGTTGTCGACGAACTTTTGCTGATCCCGGGCGGCATTCCAGACCTCATCGAGCGGCGCCTGCCCGGCGCCGACGGACGTCGGGCGTTCCTCGGTCGCGTTGCCATACCAGAAGCTCATTGCTGCCCCCACAGCAGGAGGTCGCCCATGGCGCCGGGCGATGGCCTGCCGATGGCGTTCGTGCGCGGGACGGCGGCGAGTGCCCGGATATCGAGCGTCCAGTAGGATCCATCCTGCCGGGTCAGATAGCGGGGTTCGTCCCCGGTCGGGTCACCCAAAGCGACGCGGTAAAGTCCGTCGCCGGCGCTCACCAGCTGCGAGCGGCGGATCTGGTTCGCAGTGACGGGATAGCCGTTCGCCGACTGGATCGGCGGCAATGCCTTCAGTTCATCGTCGGTGATGTTTTCCACCAGCCGCTGCGGCTCGCCCTTCGGCATGTCCGATGGCGTGACGATGCGAAATCCGTTCACCTCGTCGACGCCGCCATATTCCTCTCCATTGACGATGCGGCCGCCGAGCGCCCGGTCGAGCGACTTCAAATAGGCCGTCTGTGCCGGAGAACCGTCGGATTTGATCTCGGCCGGATCGATGCCTTGCCGGGCCGCTTCCTGTTCGAACAGCAGCTGCGCCGTCTGCAGCGCTGCATTCTGCGTGCGCGGATCCGCAAGGAATGCGCCGGCAATGGCGTTGGCGCCGAAACCGGACAGCTTGCGCCCGGTTTCCGGTGTCAGGTCCGGTAGCTGCTTCTGCTTCTTCATCGTCAGGGTGGTCGCCACATCGCGGGCGATCCCGACGTCGCCGGTGGCGATCGACAGGCCGGCCGCGTGCGCCAGCGCCGGCCCGCTCTCGGAAAACTCGGAAAGCGCCCTGCCCGCGTCACGGCCGAAAGCGTCGCGAACCGACTGGGTAAAGACCACCAGCGCCTCCGGGTTCTGCTCGGCCGCCTTCATTACCGCATCCGCCTCGCCCGGCCGGAAATAGCGCGGGCTGATCCCGAAATGTTTTGCCACCGCGTCGGCAGCCCCACGCCGGTAGGCCACAGCGCTGGCGATCTGCTCGGGTGTCGCGCTGCCATCGACGGGAATGCTGGCAACCGGCGGGATGAGGCCGATCGCCTCCGCCTTGCCGAGCGGGTCGGTCAGGACTGCCTGGCGGAATTCAGCGATCGTCTTGCGGGCGAACTCGGTGTCTTCCGGGTTGACGGTATCGCCGCCGCCTTTGAGAATATCGGCAAGGTTGCGTTCGACCTCGCCGATCGGCTGCTTGCGCAGCGCATCGGCAACGCGCATGCGGGCAAAGGTCGAGGCGGCGATCTCCTTGCCTTTGGTCGCCGTGCCGATGTCGAGCAGGAACCGCGTCCGCTCGTCCGGCGCCACCGCCTGGCCGCGCGCGATCTTGTTGACGATCTCATCGCCGCGCTGCTTCAGCGATGTCGTGGCCGTCGCGTCCTGCGTCCGGCGCGTGCTGGCGGCACTGGTCAGCCCCTTGTCGATCTCGGCCCAGTCGCCGGCCGTCACGCCCTCGAGCTCGCCGGCGGCAAAGTGCTTCTGCATCTCCGTCCGCATGCTGTCGATCTTGTCGGCCGGCATGTTCTTCGCCTGGCCGACGTAGAAACCAACGGTCATGTCGGAACGGCTGCGGCGCTTGAATTCCGCCGCATCGTCGGCGTCGATCACCCCGCGCGCCACCGCACTGTCGTAGTGCGCGTCGATCGACGATTGCAGGCCGGCAAGATCGGAGGCGGCCGCCGGATCGTTGGGGTCGAGGCCGGCGAGTTTTTGAGCGCGCTGGGTTTCGAGATCCTCGGCGCGGTTCAGAAACGAAGCGCGGTTAACCTGCAGCTCGCGTTCCTTCTCGGCCGTCTTTGCCTTGCTCATCAGCGCCGCCGCCCGCTTGCGGTATGCAACGGTATATTCCGGGGCGATTTCATCAATGACATTGTCGCGGAGATCGGCCGTCAATCCCTCCCCAAGTGCCTTTTCCAGCATCGCGGGATTGTCGCCATAGGCGTCGAATAGCGCCGACTGGTTTTCGACCATGGCAGCGTCGGCCATTTCCAGATAGGTGCGAGTGCCCGCAACATCGTAAGCCCGGCCGTAGACCGTATCGCGGCCGCTGGGCTGGAATGTCCCCGCCTTTCCCTTCTCAACCGTTACCGGTGTCCGGACGGGCGTGACGGAAATCGGCGCGACGGACGCTGCCGACGGCAATGTTGAAAACGATTGCCCGGCTGGCTGGGCGGCCGGTTTTGTCGCCTCTCCGCCTCCGATCGCCGACGTGATCATACTGTCGGTGTACATCTGGCTCGCCGGGCCGTGTTCCTGCAGCATCAAAGCCCGCATGAACTTTGCGGCGGACGCGGGATCGTTGAGATTGATATCGTCGTCGGGGCCAACGCCCATCGTTCGCGCGACGTTGGCGGCCGCCTGGTAGTTCCCCGGCGTCCAGCCCATATTGGCAGCGATCAGCTGATTGGTGGATTTCTTGCCGCCGTCATATTTCCGCTTGGCAAGCGAAAACATCGCGTGCATGCCCGCTTCTGCGGTTTCGAACACAGCCTGCGGATCGCCCTGGTCGCGATTGACGGAAGGGCCGACTACTCCCGGAAAGGCACCCGTACCGGTGTATTTGATATTGCCCGGATTGTTGTTGCGCATCCCGGCCGGAAGCTTGGAGTGAACGCGGATACCTTTGGTCGGCGTCAGGTCAGCCCCGACGACATGCCCCGCCTGGCCGTTGACACTCGCCGTCCCCGTCACCTCTCCGCCGGTTATGACATCGGCCGTCGGCGCCCCAGCCAGTCCATCGCGGGCACCGGCAAGCGCGCCTGCCCGTGCCGCCTGCCGATCGGCCTTCTCGCCAGCCTCGTCAGCCAGCCGCGCCATGCCCATGGCAACCTTACGCTCCAGCTCGCCGCCCTCGCGCGGAACGGCAAGCAGGCCCTCGGCAAGCGTCGGCTCCACACGGAACGGACGATAGGAAACGGGATCAAGACGACGATTGGCCATCAGTACCTGCCTGCAATGCTGGATGCGCCGTTAAGGCCGATCATGGCGGCGTCGAACCAGCCGCCGGAGCGCGCGCGGGCCGCCCGCTTGCGATAGGCCGCCTCGCGTTCCTGCAGGCGGGCAACGCGCGTCTGTTCCGTGCCGACGTCGCTCTCCAGCCCAAGGTCGCCCTGGCGGAAAGCTTCCTTGCGCGCCTGCCCCGGCGTGCCGAAGGAAAGATCGACGCCCGATGCGGCATAGGCCACGTCCTGGTCGCCAATCCGGTCCATCATTTCCTGCTTGATCGACGATCGCCGCTTGATGCCCTGCAGGGTCTCCAGCGGCACTTCGCGCGCCGTGTCCTCGGCTGCCAGTGTCGCGGCTTCCGCCTCGGCCTGGCCGGCAGCCAGCGACGACGTCATGCCAAGCACGGTCGCCGTCCCCTGCAGCAGGGTCTGCAACGAAAACCCGCTTGTCGTCGCTGGCACGACCGCAGGAGCAACCGTACCGACAGCGGTGGCTGCCGTCGTCGCCGCCGAAGGTGTGAAAATCGAAGCAAATGCCGTCGCAATTTGCGCCATTACAGTTTTACCCCCGGAATATAATCGCGCACATGCAGCCGCCCCGGCCGCACCTGCGTAATGGTCAAAGTCGGATCCATGCAGGCGCCGATCAGTCCGGCGACAGGAACATGGCCGGTAAAATTCACCTTCGGCGCCGACAGGTCGTCGCTCGCCTGCGCCAGCGGCCTGTCTTTCGCCGCGAGCCCATTGGCGCCGATCGCGATGCTCGCCGTGTTCTCGACATAGAGCCGCACAGATCCGACCTTGCCAGGCCGGCGCACCACGTCGTCGTTTCCGAGCACCCGCACATAGGGCATGCTCTCATACACCGGTGCGGCCCAAAGGCCGATTTTCGCCGGCCGCGACGGCATGTCCGTCTGGATGACGCCGGCGGAAACGGTGAAGGGACCGAAAATGTCATTGTCGATCAGCGCCCAGACGACACGGCCGTTGTGGATCGAAAGGCCGCTCGCCTGCCCGGTCAAGTCCGTCGTCACGCTCAGAGCCTGCTGGAAGAGGTTCGCGTTTTCCTCCTCGAGGATCTCGACGCTGTGCACGCCGGCGCGTTCTACCGAGATCACCACCTGGTCCTGTCCATCGACTGAGAGTGCATGCACGATGCCGCCGCCGGCGACGGTCCATTCGGAGGCCGCAAGCCGGATCTCCTCGCTGACATTGGCGATGCCGCAAACCACGCGGCCGTCGTCGCGCAGCATCCACAGCCGGGCAGAGACCATCGTTCCGGTCTTGCGCTGCACCGCCATCGACTTGATGTTGCGCACCAGGTCTCCATCAGCAGCGCCGTTCAGATCGTTGACCGGAACCGGCGTGAAGGTTTCGCTGACGGCGTCGTAATTCGCCCGGTAGAGCTGCCCGCCGTCGCTGGATACGAAATAGACGTAGCCCTCGAGCGAAACCGGCGTGCAGCCCTTGCGGCTGCCGATCGTCGAGGCGCGCACCCAGTTCAGCGGCTCGTTGCGCTTGATCGTCCGGTTGGACGCGAAATATTCAGCCCGGTCGGTGAAGGCGACCAGATAGGTCGCGTCGAACACGTGCAGGATGGTTTCCGACGTTTCCGTGCGCAGGCTCTCCAGCCGTGCGGCCGCATCGTTGTTGCTCTCGATGTTGAGATCGAAATATTCCCCGGTCTTCGACATGGCAAGGGCGGCCGGCTTGGCCTTCGGCGCGATGTAGATCTGCCGGTCCTGGTAGTTCGTCGATCCGGCAAAGCCGCCGCGCGTCACGGAAATCAAGGGCTCGCCCTTTGTCTTGCCGACGATAACATGCGACGACAGGACCGATGCCTCCGACGTGTTCAGGATCTCGGCGTCGAACTGGTATTCCTCCCCCGACAGGTCGCCGGGAAACCGCACCGTGAACACCTTGTAGCCCGTGGCTGAAGCGCCGTTGTCATAGACGATCGTCAGATCGTTCGTCATTCCCGGCAAGAGCCGCGCGTTGGTCTGCAGCGCGGTGGCAAAGGCCGTCCAGTCGGCGGGGGCTGCATCCTTGGGCGGAACCGGCACACCCGCATTCAAAAGGGTCACGCTGTCGGCCGTGTTGCCGTCGATCGTCACGGACATCACAAGCGACGGCGCGTCATTGGTGTAGCGGATGAAGAACTGCCATTTGTCGGTGGTCTTGGCATAGCCAGTTCCGCCCAGGTCTACTTCCGGAATGTCCTCGTAAGGCCAGGCCGAAACGGTCCAGAGCGCATCGTTTGCCGCATTGCGAAACAGCCTCACCGCGTTCCACAGATCCGGATGAAAGATGCCGACAGTGTTGGCCTCGCCGTAGAACTGCAGATCCGGCACCATCAGAGCGGTGATAGCCGGTACCGCGACGGTTGCGACCTTGACGCGATCGTTGCGCCAGATCGCCACGCTGCCGGCGGTGACGATCAGCGTGTAGGAGCGGTTTGCATCGACGTTGAGGACACCCTGCCGGCAGACGGCCGAAACACCGGCGCCGCAATAAGCCGAACCGGGCAAAAGCTTGAAGCCGGCCTGGGGAATGGGCTCAATGCCCTTCATCCGCTTGGCGCCGGAATAATACTGCTTCAGGTTCACCTTGCCGTAGAGGCTGGTGGAAAGCTGCCCAGCATTGACGCTGCTCTTGAGCTGGCCGGCGATACGGGTCATGCGTACCTCCCGGCCCAGTGTTCGCCGTCATGCGTCGAATAGCGCGCATTGGTCAGCGGATTGTCGTCGGCCTGCGGGCTGCCGATCGGGTTCGAGGCCTTGTCCTGCGCCATCAGCCGGCCGAACAGCCCGCCGGTTCCCTCGCGGGACGGTGTGCCGAAGGCTTCGACCAGCATGTCGGCCTTCAAATCCCTGTCCTGCCAGACGGGAACGCAGAGATAGGCGCCGAGCGCCACGACGAAAGCGCCACGCCATTCCGGCGGCCAGGTGTCGGGATCAACGGCGACTTTTACGAGCGACCAGGTCTCAGGCGCTTCGCAATAAAGCTTGCCCTCCTCGATCGTGAAATTGCGTAAGGGGCGCGGGCTCTGCCCGGCCTGGTCCATGATCTTCAGCGGATTGCCGATGCGGTTGCCGGGGAGGTCGAAACCATAGGACCAGCCGTTTTCCGGCTTCTCGGCATGGCGCGCATTGCGGTAGGTTTTGCGGGAAAAGGTCCAATCGTGCATGCCGAAGGTGCGATCGACCACCGGCTGCCAGACGTTTTCGATCTGGCCGGCGAGATCGCTGTCGTCATCGACGGAAAACATCGGCCCGGCGCCGATATCGGTCAAAGCCCAATTGATGATTGTCGCCTTGTCGATGCTCATGATCAGCCCGCCGAAAATAAAGAACCGTGGCCAGAGTACCGGCCACGGCAAAGCGTTGAATGCGGCTGCGGATCAGGTGGCGGCAAGACCGCCGTCGACGGCAACGGTGATGTTGCCCGTGGCAGGCACGGTCACCATGCGCAGGACAACACGCGCCGGGGTGCCGTTGATATCGGCAACGCAGTCGATGATGCTGCTGACCGTGAGATTGTCGCGGCTGTCGTTGAAGAAACCCGCCGCCTGGACCTCTGCGAGGGTGTGGACGGTGGCATAGTCGAAAAACATGATCTGCCGCTGGCCGGGAATGCTGATCGTGGTGCGGCGGCGAAGATCGCGAACGCGGTGTGCCATGGTAAAATCCTCTTGGCTGATGGAAAAGGTCGCCGTCCCTTGTCGGGGCGGCGGTGGTCGCAGCGATCAGACGCGGACGATGTCCTTGATGGCCTTGGCGCGGATGCGCTTGACGCCTTCGGGCAGCAGGCCGATGGCCGCTCCGGAAAGGGCCGTGTCGCACAGGATCGGCTTGCCCGCCTTGCCGATCCATTCGTTCATGTCCATCTGCTCTTTCGACCAGAAGGTTTCGCAGCCGACGGCGGATTTGGTCCACATGAAGCTGTCGAGATACTTCGTGTCGTCCCATTCCGTCTGGCCCTGCGTCCAGGCGGCAGTGCCGTAGGTGAAATGTTCGTCGGGCAGAGCAAGGAAGTGGACGCCACGGAACGTCTTCTTGTTGACCAGGGAGCTGCGCGCGAACGGCAGTTCCTTGTCGCCCTGGTAATCCTTGCTGGCGAATTCCTTGTACATTTCCAGCTGGTCGAACCACATGAACGGCATGGCCCAGTAGCATTCGCCTTCGCCGCCGGCGCCCCTAATCTGGGCGCACGCCGTCATCGCATAGAGCATGTCGATGCGCGCGGTGCCGTCGCCGAAGGTGACGGGCGTGGTCGGGCCGCCTCCGGGAATGGCCGCATTGCCGATATTGCAGAAGGCGTTCAGGGCATCGAACTTGATGCCGTCGCGCTTGACGCGCACCGACTTCGCCATCGCATCGGAGACCTCGCCCTGGTAGGACGGCGTCTGGCGAAGCGTGTCCTGGTTGCGGATGGTCGCTTCTGCGGTGTAGTCGGACGCCTGGACGGTGACGACATCGATGTCGAGGCCCTGCGGGCGCACTTCCTCGATCGCGCCGGACAGCTTGTACATGACGATGCGGCCGCCGGAGATCGGGAACTTGACGAAGCCGGCAACCTGTTCGCCGGTCTTCATCGTTCCGTCGAGCAGACCGCCCTGCGATGTCAGGCGCTGCGATACGCCGTCTTTAATGATTTCCTTGAACCATGCTTCAATAGCCATGGATAGACCCTCGGATTGGAGTGTGATGGACGAAATCACCGAGAGGGCCGATTAGCCGGAGCCTGTGCCGGGTCCGGTGAAGGATAGCCAGCGCGTCGTCCAGGTCGCTCCCGTCCGGTAGCATGTCGATGCTGCCACCGGGCGGAAGCCGTTCAGTGCGATCAGGAGCCGTGAACCTTTTTGTAGTCGGTCTGCAGCTGATCCCAGGAGGCGCGATCGAACTTCTGATGACCGACAGTATTTTCCGGAAGAGCCGCACGGGCCCGCAGGGCGGCTTTCGGATCCTCCCCATTCGACGCGCCGTTGATGTGCATGGCCGGGCCACCGCCCGAACTGCCGCCGGCGGTTTTCGCCATCCATTCGAAGATCCGGTGCCCCTTGGCACTGTCGCCCAGCATGGCCTTGGCGAAGTCGGCGTCTTCCTTGGCAATCCCGCCCTTGTCGGCCCCGCGCGCCACCATCGCGTCGAGGAAGGCGAAATTGGTGTTCATCCGCTGTTCGATCGCGGCTTTCTGTTCCGGTTCCGGCAGATGCTTGGCGGTGTCCGGCAACAGCGCCGCCTTTTCCGCCGCCACATCGACGATCGGTTCCATCAGGCCCATCTCGGCCGAAACGGAGATGAACTCCTGCACGAGCCCCTGATAGGCCGGTAACGGCACGCGCAAGGCGAGCGCCTTTTCCGCCACGCGACCGAACAACGGATCCGCCTTCAAGGTCTCCAGGTGTGGCTTGATCGTCTCCGGAATGTCGCCCGTGAACTCGCCATAGGCGTCGGCCTTGTCGGGAATGCTGTTGGCAGCATCGCGGTCGCGGTACCCCTTCAGCGCCTTGGCAGCGTTGTCGAGGGTTTCCTTGTCCGTCTTGCCGAACATGGTGTCCGGCAGGCCATCAGGCTTGTAGATCTCTCCGGCGGCGACGGGAGGAGATGCCGCCGCCGGATTAGCCGCCGATGGAGCCGGCGGGTTGTCTGCAGCAGCGGGAGGAGTTGCGGCTGCAGGAGGAGTTGCGCCGGCAGGTGGATCGCCACCGCCGCCGCCTGGCGGATCGCCGGGTGCATTGCGCATCAATCGGTCAAGGAAAGTTTTCATGATCCAGCTCCATTCTGGGTTTTCCGTTTTTCGTTCACTTTTTCGCCGTGGGCGATCGCCGCAAGAATGGCTTCCGCGAAGCCATTGATTCCCTGCTTGGCTGCCGCCTGCAGGGCGGTCTGCTCGATGGTCGTGCCTGTGACGCGAAGCGGCTGGCGGATGGAGATATCCATCATCCATTCGAACATCGCCCGGCCTTGGCCGGTGTGATACATGCCCCACATGAACTCGGCGACGCTCTCCTCGGGCTGCAGCGGCGCGCCGTTCAGATGCGGCTTCATCAGCTCCTCGAGCGCTTCCCAGCCGCCGCCGGCAGCGCCCGCTTCAAGCATGTCTATGGGCTGGCCGGCGCGTGCAGGCAGGAATGGTCCGGACATTTACGCAGCCCTCTTCATGTCGGCGACGGCCATATCCTTGATGGCGCCCGGCGCCTGTTTCGCCATCTCCTGCGCCATCATCGCCTGCATCTGCTGCTGGCGTGCCTTCTGGATATCGACGATGATCTGTTCCCGTTCCGTGTCGTCGGGGATCAGATCCTTTTCGATCTGGAAGCCGTCGGCGACGCGCTCGAGGACCTGTTGCTCCTTGAGGTAAAGCGCCTTGTTTTCCTCTCCGGCAAAGGCCAGCACGAAATCATGGTAGTTGGCGATCGCCGCGATGCGGTCGGCGTTCAGGGCGGCCTGCATCGGCGAACGGACCTTGACGGAAATCAAGAGATCGTCGACCTGGCGCATCATCGGCAGCATGCCGAACTCGTAGAGGATCTCGGCGACGCGCGGCACGATCACCGGCATAATCTCGTTGACCAGGCGCCCGAACGCGCCGATGTGGATATTTGCCCGCTGCTGCAGGCGGCCGGCCATCTCGGAGGCGGAACGCGGCGTCCCCTCGTAATCCGGCAACCGCGTGTCGAACATGGCGTTCTTGATCTGCCCCTGCAGGTCGCCGATCATCATGTTGGCGACGTTGAAGCTCGCCTGCGGCGTATCGAGGCGGGACACGTCCGGCCCAAGAACGCCTCCGGTCGCCTGCATCGCCCAGAATTCGCCGGGTCCAAGCCGCGCCGTGTCCGGATTGAACGTGCCGCCGGCGCGATAGCCCCAGATCCCCAGCATGTTGATGGCGAAGTTCTTCAGCGCCAGCTCCTGCGCCTTGTTGACCGTCTTGATCGTCGGCAGAGCCGTCAAGACAACGCCCCGGCCATAGGCCTCGCCGGGCACGCGGTAGTAGCGCGGAATGGCAATCGGCTGGGTCCGGTAGCGCTCGTGCGTGATCAGCATCTCAGAATTGTCGAGCCGGGCGCCGAAGTGCCAGCCGCCGCCCTGGCGGCCGTCGGCCCACCAATCCTGGTAGACCGTGAATTCATCCGATGGCCTGGTCTTCGCCTTGTCGCGGAAGTCGCCCGGAAAATTTCCGTTTGGCCAGGCATCGACGATCTGATCGCTGCGCAGCTGCTGTTTCCACGACACCAGGTTGACCCGGCCGAAGGCATCGGTCGAGATCGCCAGTTGGTCGAACGGGATGCAGGCGAACATCACCGGATTGGTCGCCGTACCCTTGACCGGCAACAGCGCGCCCGTCCCGATCGCCAGATCCACGCACATCTCATGCACGGCCGTATCCCAATCTCCTGCGAGAAAGAACGGGTGTATCAGGCTGGAAGTCTTCGACAATTCACGGTCGAACGTCTTCTTGTCGGAAGCGTCGAGCACCATCGCGGCAAGCGGCCCGGTCTCCATCTCGAAGGTCGATTGGCCGGCCGGAAAGAGATCCCGCTGCAGGTTGCCGGCGAAATACATGGCCGACATTGGCGCCGTCATGTCGAAAAGCCGGTCGGGCTGGCGGGTCTTGCCGTTCGCTCCGCCGGATGGCCGCCGGTGTGGCACCGCGAAATCATAGGCATCCTGGTAGATCGTGGTCCATCCGGACCGGGCGCCCCAGGTGTTGTCGACACGCTGTTTCAGGGTCTTGATGTCAACCTGGTTGTCGCCTTGCATCAGCCGAGAACCGCGCTGGCATTGGCCGGACCATCCTCGAACAGCCGGCGGCCACGTGGGGCCCGACGGCTGGCGCCAATAGCCTGGCTATTTCGGTTAGCTTCCGACAACTGCCGATCGTTCGCCACCATCTGGGTCTGCTTGCTCTCGCGCGCCGCCTTGGCCGCGTCGTCGTTGCCGCCCAGTCCGAACAGTCCCTTCACCGCCTGCATCTCGATCCCCTTCGAATATCCATTCGCTGCCAACGGGCTGAAACCCGCATAGGCGGGCCATGCGCGCACCGGAGATATTCCCGGCCGAAACATGGCAGACCACCACGCCACCATCTTCAACGAGGCGCGTCAGCGTTGAATGCGCCAGTCGGCAAAGCGCGCGCATATGCGGACGGGCAGTAATCCGGATCGACAGACAGAACTCCCGCCGCCCGGCGTTCTCGGGCACGAGATAGGCGACGGCCAACAATTCCTCGCCGGCGAAAATCGCCACCGTCTCGCCGCTCGCCCGCTGCCAGATCGCCGCCTTACGCGCGAGCGCGCGGCCGCCCGCGCACGTGAGGCAGTCCAGCCAAGTCGCCGGCGAAACGGTTCTCAGATGTCCCATACGTTGAAATCGCCGGGCTTGCGGCGTTCCTGTTGCTGCCCGCGCGCCTGGCGCAGCTGCTGCAGGCTGGTGACGTTGGCCGGAAGAGAATTGCGGGCCGCGTCGCCAATGACCGACGCCAGGCCCCGATAGCCGAGCACGCGATACTGCTCGCCGTCGTGCGGATGCGAGTATTCGTTCTTGACCACTGCGAGCTTGTCGGTTCCGAAGCTACTCGCCTGTTTGGTCAGCTTGTAGTGGCCGGCAAAGCCGCCGATGATCCTACGGCAGCGCGGGTGGATCAAATAGCGCGGCGTGTTGCCGTCGATCATGCCCGAGAGATGCCAGCGCACCGCCTCCTGGCGAATGCCCGGCTCGTTCGAAGGGGCCGGATTGATCGGCGTGCGGACGATCCCCTGCACGGTCTGGATCCAGTTGAATTCCCCGGTTTCGCTGTCGCCGCCCATGAAAGCGGACGGATCGCCCCAGATCCCAAGGATCGGCAGGTGCGGGAAGTGCTGCATCAAAAGCTCGATCAGCATCGTGCCGAAACGGCTCGGTCCGGTTCCGGGTTCCGTCACCAGCTCGGCCAGCAAACGCTCCTGCCCGTTCGGTTGCGGCTGGCCGATCGTTGCTGCGGGAGAGCCGCCAGCGTCGATCCCGATGGTGAGCCCGAGACCAGGCGTGGGTTCGAAGTGCTGCAGGGCAACATGGATCCGCTGATTGAACTCCGGATAGACCGGCTTGCCGTCCTGCGTGTAGCCCGGCAGGCCATGCACCATTCGCCGGACGATGTGCTCCGGTTGGGTCCTGGCTTCCAGCTCATAGGATGAACGTGGCTTGCCGACCGGGTTTTCGGCGTTCGGGTCAAGGCCGCCCGGCTGATGGAAGAAATTGTAGGCCGGGTTCTTCTTGTCTGCGTGCTCGCCGTAGCCGCATTCGATCAGGATCGGATGATCAACGTCGGGCGGGTTCATGTCGCCGTAGAAAACACGTGGCAGCACGATTTCGCCGTCGGCGACAGTCAGGCCCATCTTCTGCATGGCAAGGCGGCCATCCCGCGAAACCCGCTCGAGCTCCGAAGGGGAAATGTCCTTCACCGGCGGATAACGACCGGTTCGCTGAAACATCAGCCCGGGCACACGCTCGTCGAGAAGATCGACTTCGTTGCCCCAGCCGGCGGAAAGCTCGTAACCCTTGATGTATTGCTCGACGTTGTGATCGCCGATCGCTCCAGTCTCGAGCATGAAATCGACCTTGACCAGATCCCGGCCGCGAAAGACCTCGAAGTGCATCCGGTGCTTGATCGGGCGATCCTGGCCGCCCTCGTAGCTCACCTGGAACTCGTTGCCGATCGGAAACATCTCGTGCCAGCTAGCAAGGGCGGTTCGGGCGAAATCGCGATATGTGTCACGAACGACGGCGATCTTGAACTTCACCCAGCCATCGCGGCAGACCGGCATGTATTCGCCTGCCAGGCGCACAGCCTTTTCGCAGCTCGATACCGTCTTTCCCGATCCAGCCGGACCCATGATGATGTCGATCGGGCCGCGTGATCGCGCATAGGCCGCCGCAACCGGCCCCGCTGGCTTCTGGAATTTGATGTTGAAACCCATAACCCTGAAACCCTTTCAAACCCCAGAGCCCCGCGCGCCCGCGCCCACTCCGTCAAAGGTGAGATTAGTTTCGCCGCACCCCTGTTCAGTCAGGCAGATCAGAACGGCGGTGTGTGTGAGGCGAAAGACCCCCTCCGGGGTGGGCGCGCGCGGTTTCCAAGCGCCCGGCCGGCGGCGCTGGCCCTGCGGCGAGGGCACCCCCAGGTGGCGGAGTGCTGGCCGGTTCCCCGCGCGTGCGAGGGCTGAGGCGAAACAGCACCTATTCTCTAGGCAGATGAGCAGCCAACGATATCAACAGCTTAACAGGCGTACGACATTTGCCGCCAATGTCGTACGGCCAACCCATTGATTTCATTTGGTCGGGTTAACTGGCCGCAGGTCCAACGTCTGGCTGACCGCTTCATCAACCGGCAACTCGCCGAACACCATGAACCCGCGCAGGGTCTTGTTGACCTCGATCTCCTGCGGCTTCTTGGGATGGAAGTAGGCCATCAGCTCGACGTTGGCCTTCATGATCAGCGCCATGGCATCACCCGGCGACATGCTTTCCTCCACCAACTCTCCCTTGCGGCGCCCCGATACCGCCCGATACGGCTGGGACAACTCCGCCGCCAACTTCAACGGATCGGCGTTGGCAAGGTCAGCCAGGTTCAGCGCCGGATCGCGATAGCCCATCGACAACAGATAGTTGGCAAGATCGGCGGATCGCCGGTTCTGGCTGCCCTTCGGCCTCCCCCGCGCCCGCTTGGCATCATCCCTGATGTCGGCCACATGCTGCACCGGCCCGCCGAAGAGACAGAAATCTCCGTCCGGATCGGCAAGCAACAGCGATGGCTGATCCGGCTCCTGGTCGTCGGCCGCCAGTTGCTGGGCCAGCCCCGACATGGCGGCCTCGGCGATCGCCCTGGTCGCGCCGACCTTCGCGGCCCGCTCCGGATCCGGCGCGCCGGATTTTTCCGGCGGCGTGTGGGCCTCAGAACACCCCAAAATCCGCCCGTCGTCGTCGGCCATCGCTATTTCCCTATTTGTTTAATCCGGTTGGCGAAAACCGCCGCCGGTAACCGCCGCCAACCGTTGCGCCAACCGCATATCCGCAAAGAAATCAGGAATTTATACCTCTCGGTTACCGAGTTACCCATAATTACCACCTCGCCCACATATGCGCGCGCGCGTGAAAAGACCTCTATAAGCGCCAACCCGGTAACCGCCACGACAAGCCATTGTTTTCTTTGATTGATCCCGGTTGGCGTCTCGGTAACCCACTGGTAACCGCCGCCAACCACCCGCACCCGGAAGGCCACAGAAAGCCCTCCGCCACACCATGGCGCTGATTTCGCCTGCGTTCAGTGCCCGCGCACCTCTCGCTCGGGCTTTTGCGGCGGGCGGCGGCTCCATAGACAGGCAGAATGAAGGGCCGACGCCCGCGTGGCTCCAAATCGGCGCGGGCTCCGCTTTTCTTCCCCTCGGGGCGGGGGAAAGGAGTTCAGTGCGGCGACTGAATGGAGCGGAAATGATGGCGCGAATAGAACAGGGCGTGGGTTACGATGGCTTCTGGATCATCGACGAGATAAGGCGGACGATGCCCCAGACGACAAGAATGCCGACGATGGTCGCCGCTGGTAGCGCCCAGGGAAAATGTGAAGGCCCAAGACCGGCCGCCGCGCGGTTGTTCGCGGCAATCACCTGGCGGACGGCAACGCATATCCCGGCAAAGACCAGGACAGCCCACGGGCTGCGCACCTTGACGCCCATGCCTCCAGCTATGGCAAGCATGACAAGGAATAGCGGATCGCCGAGAGATCCCATTAAAGTGCCGCCGGTGGCGGCGGCAGCGACCATTAAATCACGCATTGAATAACCCCCATTGATTCCCCAGGAGGCCATTCTGCGCACGCCTCGAGGGCGCGGGCAATCCGTCACCATCGGTGGTTCGATCGCGCGTGCATGGCGTTGGGTGGCAGCCTGGCGGGCACGAACATGACGGCAATGCGCCGGCTGCCACAGCGCGGACAGCGCAGCCGTTCGGCGATGCGGGCAAGGGGAAAATCGCGGCCGCGCGTTGCCACCAGCGTCACCATGTCGAGATCGTGGCGCCAGGTGCATTCGCGCACCGTCTTCAGGCCCTCGTGCTTGCCAAAGGCGCACCTGGCCGTCAGCACCCATCCCGCATCCAAAGCTTCGCCGATCGTCTCAACCATGCGATCCGGATTACCAGAACAAAATGAGAACATCAACAAAAAGCCCGCCGGATCGCTCCAGCGGGCTCTCGGATGGCGGCCTAGCCGTCTAGGCTCTCACCGCTCCATCCAAGCGTCGTACCCCTTCAGATCCACCAGCGTACAGGTCTTGGAGGCTCGGCTGATCTTGAGCGTCTTCAGCCTCTTGCCTTCCTCGCCGGCCGTCCGGATCACAATCGTCTCCGGCGCCTGTTTCAGCGCCAGCGTCCAGCCACCATTATGAAAGTCGCTGTCCGCAAACAGCCGGTTAAGGTTGTCGTCGCTGTGCGGGATCGCCAGCGTATAGCCTTTCCCCGGATCTCCCTTGTCGCGCAGGCCGAGCCCCATCAGCGCCAGGCGGGCGCGGGCGTCGATGATATCGAAATCGCTGCGCTGGGTGTCCTCGAGCGTCTCGATGACGCCGCCGACAGTCTGCTTTTCGCCGCCCTTGTAGGCGTCCAGCTTGGCGCCCAGGATCTTCTCGATGACATCGAGCCACTTCGGCACCTGGTCGGCCCGCTCGGCCGAGGTCGCCGCCTCGAGGATGTCGATCAGATGGTCGCGGTCGATCGCCACCTCGTTCCGGTTCGTCGGATCCTGCGGCATGCCGGCGTCGATCATGCCATGTTCGCCAACCAGCATCTCGGCGCACGCAAGCACGGTGCCATAGGTGTCGATCGCGCGGGCATCGAAGGACAGGCGTGGATCCGACAGGATCTGCCGCCACTTCGGCAGTGTGTGCCAGTAGAAGTCGTGAAACCCGTCCATCAGCTGACGCAGGATCATCCGGCCGGCGACGTCGGGAATGACCGGCCGCTCCGTCGATCGGCTCTTGTCGAGCGCTTTGAGGTTCAGGATGATCATGCGGGTGCGGTCCTGGACGCCGAGCACGGGCGGCATGATGGCGGAAAACATGAAGCTCGAGCGCAGCTCGAATTCCGTGCCCTCGCCGTTGGCGCCGCCGCGATAGCCCTTGGCGCCGGAATAGCTCTGCCGCGCCAGCTCGACGATCGGCTGTTCCTTGTTCGAATTCGCCTTGCGCTCGAACTCGTCGACCGCGACCGGCCTCGAGTCCTGCTTGATGTTCTGATAGATGCCGGCGGCCGTCGTGTTGGCGGTGGTGTAGAGCGCGGATCCGAACAGCGCCTGGATGATGCCGTGCAACGTCGATTTGCCAACGCCGGCGCCGCCGGTGGTAAACAGGATCGGCCGCACGTCGAGCGCGCCGGAGAGAATGGCCGAGCCGATCCAGCCGAGCAGAAAGATCGGATCGATATAGGGCCGCTCCCAGTTCCATTTCATCAGATCCTGCAGCAACGCATGCGCCGGGCTGTCGTTGACGCCCACGGGCTGTTCCCAGGGCTGAATGATCTCGCTGTCCTGGCTGTAGAAATAGCCGTCGAATTCCGCCGGCTTCGTCGCCTTCATGTCCCAGCCGGTCGCCCGGTTGGTTTTCCGGTCGACGGTCGTATCGACGGAAAACAGGTATTTTCCGCTGTGCCAGATGAATTTGTCCTGGGCTTTCCAGCCACCCCGGCCGCGCACGTTCTGCTGCGGATCGAACAGACCTTTTCGGCCGGCCTCGCCGATCAGCGCAATCTGCGCCTGGTCGCGCTGGATCCGCTCCACCTTCGGCGGAACATAGCCCTCGCTGCCCGGCTCGCCCTTGGCCTTCGACCAGGCGGGCCAGGCCCAGAAGAGATAGTTCACGAAAGGGGTAAACAGCCGAACCAGCGTCGGCAGATCCCAGCGATCGACGCCCATCAGCTCGCCGACGGCGGAGATGACATAGACCGTCTCGCCCTTCATGCCGAGCACGGTCACCGGGCAGTCGGGCGGCATGCGATCATGCGGCGCGCCGTCCCACTGGCCGGCCTTGATGCCGTTGCGCAAAAGGTTCGGGTTTGGATCGGAAAAGGCGGTCTGTTCGTTGACCACCTGAAGCGCATCGAGAAAGACCGCGCGCGCGCCTTTTGCCCCGGCCTGTATTTTTGGTTTTCTTGCCATGTCCGCCCGCATTCGAATGAGATTGGCCGCCGCGCCTGGTCGTGGCGCGGCGGGTATGGGTCATTTTTGCCGGACGTCGGGAACTTGCCGGATGATCGGTTTCCCCGTTGCTCCGCCCTTGATTTTGATGCCGGGGATCGGTTTGCCGCCACGCTCCTTCAGAGCCTGGTTACGCAGCTTCGGATCCAACTTCGGCCTCCACGATCTGCCAGTCGTCCGCCAGCATGTCGGTCTGGGACGAGAGCCAGGGCACGAGATCGCCCTGGGCGGTCCACATGTCGATGTGCGGCAGGTAGTTGAACGTGGTGCCGACATCCAAGCCAGCTTTGGCGAGCGGCCGGCCTTCGTCGACTGTGAGGCCATTCGAACCGGGGACAAGAACCAGCCACATGTTCTTGCCATTCCAACCGGCGCGGCAAACGCGGTGCCCAGCCTTGAGCGCGACGATCGCATGCCCGAATGACATCGCGTCGACGGGCTGATAGGCGGCCTCGAAAACTGCCTTTGGCGACCACGACGTATATCCGTCCTCGTACTTGACCTTGTAGCCTTCACCCGACTGGCTCTCACCCGCCCCTTTGTCGGGCCAGTCCGACCGCCATGCCGTTACACGCTTCGTCCCGTAGTAATCTCGCGTCATGCTCTTCTCCTCAATTTCGCCAGGCGGGATTGCCTGGCGTCACATCAAAAGCCGTCCATCACGTCGCCGATCGGCTCCATCACCGTGTCCTCGATCGGCGTAGACACGGGCTCCGCCTTCTCTCGCGAGGCCATCTGCAGCCGGGCGCGCTCATCGGTGGCGAAGGCGTCGATTTCGAGGATGACGGCCGCGAACATCTTCAGGCCGATACGCTCCGGCCGGGTGAGATCGGCGGTCGATCGCAGTTTGGAAATGACGCGCTGCTGCGCCAGAACCTCTGGCGTTGCCCGCTCGCGGATCTTGAACACCAGGTCGCCGAGGATCTCGCGCTCGATCCGGTCGAGAAAGTCCTCGTCGCGCAAATCGCCATTGCCGAAGAGGTAAGCCAGGTGGCAGGCGCCGGCGAAAGCGCTGCGTGCGGTGATGGCCGCCACGGCGCGAACGTCCAGGCCGCCGCTCTCGTCGTCGTCCTCTACCGCCGCCACCACGGCCGTGGCATCCGCTTCGCCTGAAGCGCCGGCCGTTCCGCCTGCACCGTCCATCGGACCGGCGCCAGCCTCGGCGCCGGCTGAAATCCCTGTTTCAGCTGCAGCTGCAGGAAGCTCTTCAGAAACCACCGGCGCCGGCGCATCGGATATCCCAGCGGAACCGTCCCCCGCCTCGATCGCCGTTTTTTCATCGCTCACTCCATCAGCTTGCCCCTGGGAAACGGTGGCCCCGATATCGGATTGACCATTGCCATCATCACCCACCGGACCATGAACGCTTTCGCTTCCTCGCTCGCCGTCGGCACCAGCCTGTCGATCGCCGTCCTGACCAGCATGTCCGGCGCCATCACCGCCAGACCGAACGTCCCCAGATCGTCCTGGGCTTGCTTCAGCGTCGTCGCCTTCAGCATCGCCAGCTGCTGTGCTGTCAGCGCCACCACCCCCTGATCCAGCGGAGGCATCTCCAGAAGAAGCATCTTCAGCCGATCCAGATCCAGCGCCGTTCCCGTCTGCGCTACCGTCGCCGTCGTTGGCGATATCGACGGTTTCGGCCGCCGCATGTTCTCGCTCACCAGCTCCCGGATCCGCGCCTCGGCCCGGCTCCGCTCCGTCATCTCCCGTTCCTTCACCTGCCACGGATGTTCCATCGCTCAATTCTCCACCCGCATCCGGCCGATCCGCTCCAGCCGGTTCGCCCGCGTGTTCCGCCGCGCCTGCTTCAGCGGCATTACGATCAGCCCCGTCCATAAGGCCTTCAGCCGCCGGTGCGCCATGACCTTGCGTGTCATCATCGCCGCCCGCTTCCGGCTGTTCGTCTGCTGGCTCTTGCGCATCGCTCTCTCCTAGAATGGTAAATCCTGCATCGTCGTCGGCCGGCAGCGGCGCGCCAATGGCGCCGGCGCCGGCGCCGCTGTCGGCCGATGTGACATGCTTGTTCCTCTTCCTGGTCATGCTCGTCTCCTTTGGGGTTAGAAAATAATGCCGCCGATGAACATCAGCTGCAGGCAGAGCAAGAGGAAAACGATGGAAACTCGCCACCGTTGCCCCTTCATGGAAATCTCGGTTTGCTCCTGGAGAAACCGTTGAAGCCTTTGCATGCTCAATCCTCCTTTGGGCTCTCGATCATGCCGAGCGCGGCAAGATAGGTGTCGAGGATCGCCTCCTCTTCCATGCGTTGATCCTTGTCCTGGCGGCGGATCGCCAGAACGCGTTTCAAAATCTTCACGTCGTAGCCCACGGATTTTGCCTCGCTGTAGACGTCCTTGCAGTCGTCGCCGATTGCCGCCTTCTCCTCGTGCAGCCGTTCCAGCCGCTCGACAAAGGCGCGCAGCTGGGCCCGGGTCGCGGGATCGATCGTCCGATTGTGGCCAAGACCGCTCACCGCGCGAACGCCCTTTCCATCAGCTTCTCGACGTGAAGCTCGGCGGCCGGCAGGCTCATGCCGGTTTTCATCAGCATCACGGTGGCGCTCGAGGCGATGGTCACCATGGCGCTATCGAGACTGTCGCGCTCCTTGCGCAGCTCGGCCGCCCTGACCGTCCAGGCGCCGATCGCAAGGCTCCAGTCGCGGCACTGGGCGATAAACTGTTCTTCGGTCGCCTGGCGTTGCGCCGCCGGCGTCGTATCGGTCTCATTCATCACTTTCACCTTCCTGCATCAGATCGTTGAAATCATTGCCGATATAACTGTCGATGATCGCAACCGGCTTGCCGGTCTTCACCATCGCTTCCACCACCTGGTCGAACTGGTTTTCCGTCGTCTTGCTCTTGAAGTGATCCTTCAAAAGCACGATCGACGACACGCACGGCAGCCAGACCGGCGCATTCAGCATGTTGGAGAGGCTGCCGGCCGCCCAGGCTCGAGCCTCGGGCGCGCCGATCGCGATCGACGCGGTGGTCTCGATGCCTTCGCCCATGATCAGCGGATGCGGAACAAGTGCCGTTTCCGGCGGTTCGCCCTCGGGGCCGTGGGCAATCCGGATCACGGCGCCCTTCGCCTCGCCGAACATGATCTTGGCGTTTTCGTCCTTGCTGACCGGCAGCTTCTGCGGCGCCAGCGGGTCGAGGAAGGTCATGTGGACGGCGGCAATCTGGCCGGTTGCCAGCCGCATGGCCGAATAGATCGCCGGAAATTTCGGCCCGGCGGCAATCTTGATGCGTCGGCCGTCCTGGTAGCGATACTGCGCCCGCGACCAGAATTCCTGTGCCGGCGCAAAACGCAGCGTCTGCAGGTCGCGGTTCGGGATCGTCTCGAGCGGAATATGCCGGGCCGCAAAATAGCGGCGGGCATAGGCTTCGGCAGCGCTGCCGGCGCCGTCCTGGTAGCCGCCGTTCCAGATCCGCTCGGCGTCGGCCATGCGTTTCAGCTTCTGCGCCTGGTCATCTTCGACGTCGCGCTGCTTGACCTCGCGGGTGCGCGCGTCGAGCTGGCGGCGCTGGTCGGGTGACATCTGGCGGATGCCCGTGAAATCGCGGGCAAAATCCATCGTCTCCCTGAAATCGAAACCCTTGATGTAGCTGATCAGCTTGATGACATCGCCCGTCTCGCCCGATCGCCAGTCTTTCCAGGCCCCACGATCGCGATCCAGCGCCACCTTGAATTCCGGGCTCTGGTCGTAATCGTTCTCGACCGGATTGTGCGCCACCCACAACCGCCCCTTTCGCTGGCCATCCGGAGGCGGCAGAAGCTTGCGGCACAGAAGCTCAATATCGTCTTTCAGCTTCTGTTTGATCTGCGGAAGGTCGGAAGCGCGGTTCATCCTTCAAACGCGCCTTCCACCGCCAATAAAATCGCCCTGATTTCCGGATTGTCCCGCTCATCCTCGATCTCGCCCATCGCGCAGGAGACGTTCGATTTGCTCATGCCGGCGGCGCGCGCCAGATCCGCCTGCGGCACGGCGAGATAGATGTTAGCGATGTAAAGCGCGATGCGCCGCAGCCTGGCCGCCTTCAGCCACTGCGGATCCGCCGTCGCCCGCCTGGCCGGATCCGCCGACAGGATGAAATGCGGTTGAACGCCGGCGACATGGGCGACAAAGCCGATGGCGATACGGTATTGCGCCGCTACGCGGGAGACGGACGGCGTGCGGCCGTCCGTCGTTTTCTCCCGTTCCATCTCTTTGCGCGCCCGCTTCAGCTCGGCGATCGCCAGCCGGATCCGCGCCGTTGTTTTGGCAGTCAGGGGCTTTTTCCCAGACCGAATACGCCAGAGGTATCGCGGGCACATTTGAGCGGTGCGCAGAACATCGCCCTCTTGCAATCCGGCTATGGCAATCGCGCTGTCGATCTCGACAATAGAATTCATCAGTCAGCCCCATTGAAAGAAGGCCGGACGCAAAACAAATCGGCATGCAGTAGAAATTCAGAGATCCGTGACGCCGATCGGCGCCATCTGCTCGCTTTGGTCGACCGCCCTGTCCATGTCGATCAGCGCATCCCCCAGCGCGACGGCGGTGGCGACCGGCAAGAGGCCGTCGTCTTCCCGAACCATGTGATCGGTGGAATTGAGCAAACGCAGATAGGCAATGCCCTCCGGAAACACCGCATGCTCCAGCCGGTTGACGATCGTCATCTCGTATTTGCGGAGGATCCAGCACGGGCAGCGGCACAACCACTGCCGGCGCTCCCGGTGGGTCTTCGCGTCGGCGAGCTGCTCGATGATGGGAAGGAGATTGCTCATGGCGCCACCTCCACCCTCACTGCGGGTGCAGGGGCTTGCCAAGGAATGAGAGGGGTCGCATAGGCCAGCATCAGCGGATGGAGCGGCTGGCCGTCGAGCGCAGTGCCCCAGCACATTGGCTTGGCGCCGGCCTTGACAAGAACATCAGCAACAGAAGCCCAACGGGTCCGCAGGGACTTCGGAAGCTTGGAGAGCGGCCCCCACGCAACGATGTGGATATCGGCGTCTTGAACTGCCTGGGCGATATAGGCGTCGTTCTCCGGTCCAACGGGGTCAACCGCCGCACGGAGCGCTTTAATATCCTTGTCGATGAAGGCATACTGGTTCCATACTTTGACCTTGCTGGCGCCGAGGCGAATGGCAAAGCCGTCCACCTTCGTCATGGTGGGGTCGTTTTTCTCGCCGTCAGCGCGAGATGGATTGACCATGCCCAGAGAGATGACCGGGCCGCTGCCACCGAAATCATGCTCAAGTAGGTAGCGATACAGCCCACAGTCCGAGAAAATCGCGCGGCGCGTCATCAGGAGATCACTCACCGGTCGAGCCCTCCGACGCAGGGGCGGCAAGGGCGGCGCGGGCCGCTTCCTCGCTGTCGAACCATTTGATTTCGGTATCGTCAGGGTCGCCGTTCTCGTCCCATGACGTCGGAACTTTCGCCACCCACTTGCGAGGGCCGCGAATAAGCGTCGCTACTTGCATAGGCTCTGCGACACTCAAGGCGTCGCCGTGGCCGTGGACTTGGTCGCGCTCTTCCCAGTCGCAGGTATATTCCCACTCGTCTGGATCGTAGCAGAAATCCGGCTCTTTCCCCTCGCGGGCTTTGTCTAAGCGGACGAGAAGTTGCTTGCTGCGCTCCTCTTCGGCAGCGAGCGCGGCTTCAAGATGGGTGATGCGCCTTTCCACCTTTTCGGTGTCGCCGAAGCGATACGTGTGCAGCTTGCTGTCCGGCAAGGGCTCGCCGGTATCGAGGTTCACGACTGGCGAGCCCTCCAGGCATTCAGCGTGACAAATACCAAGCTCGATGTCGGTCGCGCAGATGTCATCCGGGTTGAGCGGCTTGGCGCAGATATCGCACACCAGAGTGTCTGTCAGCTCCACATGCTCCACAGGTGGAGTCCGCATGCTGGCGGCAGCTATGATCGCCAAGCTGTGCTCTCCGACATTGCCGGGATAACTGGCGAACACGTTGTGCTGGTGGGTGGTGTCCCAGATCAGGCGCGCAAGGCCTTCGTCGTCCCGCGACCGGCAGTATTCGAGCATCGTCGGATATGCTTCGCGGCGCTCGCGTGGTGTTGAGAACTCGTCAAGCATGGTCGGCCTCCGTTGCAGGGGCGGCGCGAAAGGCATCGAATGCGATCTGGAACGCATCTTCGGCGCTGACATCGCTTTCACCATTAGCCAATTCGTTGCCGCGCAGGTCGGTGATGATCGCGCCATAGAGCGGTTCGCCGGCGCATATCTTGCCCTTGGCGATATGCCAGTAGAGTTCGGGATATTCATCCTCGAACTGGTCGATTGCCCCCAGCAGATCCGCAGGTGCGGGGGTGGTGTTACCAATCAAATCGGAGGCGATACGACCGAGAAGATCCGCATGTTCCTGAAGTCGTTTTCCGACAGTCTTGTTGCGGACAAGGTCAGCGGAAACGATCAGATCTTGGCTGGCGGCTGAGATAGCGCGTGCCAAACTGGCGTACTGCGGGTGCCACTTGTCGCGCCATCCACAAAAATTTACATGATTAAAGGGTGATGGGGTGGCGAAAGCATCTATGAGCTTTTGCGCAATAGTCGCCTCATGGCCGTTGCTCATCACGACGCGGGTAGGGTTTCCACGAAATCCTGTGACCTTCAGATCTTGATCAGAAGGTGCCGGGTTCAGGGCGTCGATGGCACCGGCTTTCCAGAGGTTCCAAAGGAGAGCGATCGCCTGGCCGTCCTCGCGGTTACGAAACTCGCCGGTATCGCCGTGATGGCATTGCGTCAGGTCGCAATAGTATCCGTCGATGAAATGCCGACCACTGTCGGAAAGCGGTTCTTCGGTCACCTGGGCTTTAAGCGCCTGCAGCTGCACGAACAGGCCACTGATCTTCTCGTCTACGCACATCACAAAAGGCTCCCCTGCTCCGGTTGATCCTGCGCCGCCGCCTCGGCCTGGCGCTGCCTGTCGCGAAACTGCCGGAGATCCTCCAGCGTCGCCGGCGCGTCACCGCGCGTGACGTAGATCGATAGCCAGCCATCGTGCCGGCGGTAAAAATCGATCGTCGTGCCATCCCAGCGCAGGCGCTCAGCCTCGGCATTGAGATCGGCAAGCAGTTGCGCGTGAGCCGCGCTGTTTTTCGCGGGATCGACATGACCAGGCGCACCCAGGGCGATTAGATAGGCGCCGCTCATGATGCTTGATCCAGCCGGCGATAGGCAGCAGCGACCCAATTGGCCAGCGCCTGGTCGATGCCTTGGGTCGAACTGGCGCGGATCCCGGCGATGCTGACGGACGCACCATCCCAGCGCTCATTGATTTTGACCTTCGGCAGCGCCTCGCCGATCGCCTTCACCATCTTTTCGGTGGCGATCCGTCGCGCGTCCGCCGTTTCCCGGTACCGATCGCCGGCGGAGTTATCGATATGCGGCAGGGCAGCGCGCTGCTGTTTGACGAAGTGGACACACGCGAGGAGATCGACGATCATGACCGTGCCTCCCCGATGCTGTCGAGCGTCGCAAGCGGAACATTCGCACTGGATTGAGCACCGGTTCTTTTTGCGCGGCCGCACTGGACTGAGCACCGGTTCTTTTCCGGCCTGGCGGTAACCATCGCCAATAGGTTGCTCATTGCCGCACCTCGCCCTTGTCGTTGAACTTCTCAGGGAAAATTCCGCGCATGACGGTCCGCATGCTGGGCTGAAGGCGGCTGCTTTTGCTCAAGCCACGATAGATTGTACTCTCGGGAATTCCGGCAGCGCGCGCGAGATCGGCCTTGCGCATGCCGCGCTCCTCGCGCCAGATCTCGATTTCATGCCATGTGAGGTTCATTTTAGTGGACGCCTCCATTGATTAATCGATACAAGTTGTGATTTGCTTGTACCTGTCAAGCGTACAAACTTCAAAATGCGCAGAGGCCCGCTCCACATTATGTTTCGCGTTGTGGAAAACATTCGGCAAAAGCATCTCGACTGGATGCAAAGGGTTATTGCGACCACTGGTTGGTCGCAGCACCGCCTCGCAAAGGAGGTGGGCCTATCTGCGTCCGCGCTGAACAAGTTCTTCAAAGACCCCACGGACACGCGCACGCTTAACAGCTACTCGATCGAGAAAATCGAGACGAAAACCGGTATCCTCCTAAGCGCGGATCCCGGGCGAGGACTGAGAGAACCTCCATCAAGGGCTTTCGAGCTGGAGCCCGCCGACAACGGCAGCACTGACGTTGCCTCGGCCAAAGAGGGCCGCAATGGGGTGGATGCTTGGGTATTGCGAACACGAGCTCTTGAACTCGCCGGCTACATTCCTGGCGATACGCTGATCGTAGACCAGCACGTCGCGCCACAGCATGGCGACGTCGTCGTTGCCCAGGTGGGCAACCGAAACGGCGAGGCGGAAACTGTGATCCGCATCTTTGAGCAGTCGTTCCTGATCGCAGCCACCATGGACCCGGCCTATCTCAGCCCGATCCTGATTAACAAAGACGTCGCCATTATGGGCGTCGTCATTTCCTCATTCAGAAGTCGCCGCGCCGCCTGAATGTCGCAACCAAGACGAACCTACTAAACTTAGGCACGTGCCTTTAATTAGGTATCGGCCGAATTGGAGCACGTGCCAAATCTCATCTGAGTATTGGCGTGGGGCACGTGCCATTGCAGACCCCCCCACAATTCTAGGGCACGTGCCAAATTAGCCGACGACCATACAGAAAATCGGCTGAAAACTGACGGCTAGATTTAACAGTCTGCGACCGCCGGCTTTCCATTTCGGAAATACTTGTATCGTGATGTTAAGAAAATTCATGGACTAATTGTTGACAACTTGTGACTGAAACGACATGTTTCTTGCGTCGGCTGATTTGCCGGTCCTTAGAGGGAAACGCGAAACATGATCCCCAATGAAGAACACCCGATGATGCAGGCGGACGAGATCGCCGCCCTGCTCGGCTGGAGCACCCCATGGTTCCGCCGGCAGATCAAGAAGCTGATCAGCGTCGATGGCATGCCGTCGCCGCTGCCGAGCGGCCGCTGGCACCGCGCCAAGTTCATGGCCTGGCTGGAAAGCTACGGAGAACTGAAGAGTAAAGCGGGCACTGAGGGCCTTGCCAAGATCCGCATCCAGTTTGATCGCGAACGGCTCACCGAAAAATATGCCCCGGCCAATCTCGGGAGGGCCGCATGAAGACGCTGCTCATGTACAAGGCCGAACGCCTCTTCTCGCAGGAGAAGTGCCCGATCTGCGCCAGCCACAAGGTCGCCCATTATCGCGGCGAAGAACTGTTCGATCCACCGATGGTCATGCCGCTTCCCTATCCGCCGCCGCATGAAGGCGTGAAGGCCAACGTCAAGTTCTACTGTGGCGCCGAATTCTCGATCGACGCCGATGACAAGATCATCGCCAGCAAGCCCTGCTCACTCTCGGCCACCCGCGAAGCCGACGACATGGACATCGATGCCCATGCGCGCTTCGAGATCCGCGACAAACAGGAGCAAGCGGCATGAGCCATCCGGAAGAACGCGCCTGGGACACGCTGGACGCCATTCATATGGAATTCGCCGGCGCATCGGCGAAGCACGGTGCCTTCGCCAGTCCACACGAGGCTTACGCCGTCCTCCTCGAGGAGGTGGAAGAGCTGTGGGATGCGATCAAGAAGAACAACCTGCGCCACGCCTGCCGCGAGGCCCTGCAGGTCGCCGCCATGGGTCTGAAGTTTCTCGTCGATTTCGAGCACGCTTTGCCGCAAGAACAAATCGCCTGTCGCGAATGCGGTTGCACCGACGATCGCGCCTGCGTCACCGACGCCGGCCCCTGCCATTGGACTGAGCCGGATCTCTGCTCGGCCTGCGTCGCGAAGAAGGAACAGGCAGCATGACGGCCCTCTCCGAAAATCCGGCCGTGCTCGATCCGGCCAAGGTGCTGACCCAGACGCAGAAGAACGCGCTGATCGCCGTCTCTTTCTATCGTCACCAGCATTGGCGCGACGGCAAGATCCAGATCGGCCCGAACCGCTTCACCAAGGCGACGATCGCCGCGCTCCAGCAGATGGAGCTGCTGCGCAAGGATCGCGCCGGCCTGTCGACGACGATCGCCGGAAAGGTCGCCATCGAGCGGCTGAAGGAAGGTGGCAAGTGAGCGCCCGTACGCACCTGGCTGCGCTCCAGGCGGTAATGCTGCAGGGCGATGACCTGATGGCCCGCGTCATCGACGAGATGAAGCAGCACGCGGATCTGCTCGACGAGCTGGAGGATCTCGAACGCTTCCGTTCGGTCACCCGCGCCGCCAGCGCCAGCTTCGTCGTCGAAGCGGCCGGGATCCTGCGTGAGCAGCAGCAAGCGCAGCCGGCCCCTTGCCTCTTTGGATGCGCGCCGGCGCATGCGTGGCATCAGTGAAGCTGGCGATCGCACAGCGGCGGCTGATCACCGACATGGTCGGCAGCAGCCTGCGGCAAACCCCGCAGGCCTGGTTCGCCAAGTCGCATCGCCCCCACAGCACAGAGACCGCGCTGAAATGTGTCGAACTCGGCCTGATCAGATGGCGGGCGATCGAACGTGCCTACGAACTCACCGAGCACGGTTTTCGGGAGGCGACCGAGATATGACGCTGATCGTTGCCATCATCGCCGCCACCCTGATCTCCGCCGGCTTCTTCTGGACCTTGTTCCACGAGGCGCCGGAGCTGGTGCGCCGCCGCCGGCTCTAGCCGTCTTTCGTTTCCCGTCCCGCTGGCCGCATCCGGCCGGACGGTGAGCGCGGGCCATGTTTCCCCCAAGCCATGGCCCGCGCATGCTCTCCCGGCTTTTCTGGCCGGTTCGGAACGTCTCCTTGCGGAGGGCGGCGCTCCGGTTCCTGCCCGGCGGTCGTTGTTTCGCGTGACCGCCGGGCAATTCTGTTCAGCGTGAGGAAACCCAGATGAAAAAACCCACTCCGAAGATTGCCTATGTCGCCTGGCGCAACGGCCGGCCGCGCTTCGAACCGTCGCCGACGCTGCGCGAACGCGGCTACAAGGGCGAGGATCTGAAGACCGGCGACGGCGAATGGATGAACGCAGCTGAGGCCCTGGAGTGGTCGCAGGCGCTGGCAAAGCAGCTCGCCGTTGAGAAGCACAAGGCCAAGGCGAAACCGAAGCGTACGGCCCTGCCCGCGCCGCCGCCGGTGCGCCCCGCCTTCCCGGTCTTGTCCCTGTTCGACGAATGGACCAACCTGGTGAAGAACCCGGGCTTTGCCGATCTCTCGGAGAAGACGCAATACGAGTACCGGCACAAGGGCAAGGTGATCGAAAAACATCTGCCTGACGTCTGGACGAGTGAGACGGCCGCGCTGACCAAGGCGATCTGCCTCGGCATGTACGACGTGCTGCGCAAGGAAACGGGACTGTCTCAGGCGTCCGCCACCATGCGGACGCTCGGCACGGCGCTCACCTGGGCGATGGATCGCGGCCGACTGCCGGAAATGGTCGTGAACCCGGCCCATAATCTGCGCATGAAGACGCCACCGCCCCGCGTCAGGTTCGGCACGCGCGAAGAGATCGCCCAGATCGTCGCTGTCGCGGACGCGATCGGCCGGCCGGAGCTGGCGGACATGATCATCCTCGGCGTCTGGTCGGGTCAGCGCCAGAACGATCGCCTATTGTTTCAGGTGGCCGGGCGCGATAAGGGCAGGATCACGCTGCGGCAGATGAAGACGAAGGCGATCGTCAATATGCCCGAAGCGCCGTTGCTGCGAGCACGGCTCGAAGCATCCGAGAAACGGCGCAAGCTGGCAGAGGTCATCGCGCCGAACGTCATCCTTGATGAGAAACACTGGACGCCCTTCAGGCGCCACCACTACAGCCACAAGTTCAAGTCTCTGCGGCTTGCTGCGGCCAAGGGCCTGCCGGCGACGGCAACCCGCAAGGCGATCGCGCCGATGCCGAGCCTGAAGACGCTGCGCGATCAGGATCTGCGCGACACGGCCGTGACCTGGTTGGCCATGGCCGGATGCACCATTCCGGAGATCTGCGCCATCACCGGCCACGAGATCAAATCGGCCTACGACATCCTGAAACACTACCTGGCGCTCAATCCCGAGATGGCCGATAGCGCCATGGCGAAGCTGGTGACGTGGTTTGACAAGGACGAGGACTGCTAGCGTCCGACATTTTTACGACATGACCGATTCGGTCGGATCGTAAACACGTCGGACGAAATGTCGGATGAAGAACTAAACCGCCGCTATCATTGAAGATTTTGGCGACCCCTGCAGGGCTCGAACCTGCGACAACCTGCTTAGAAGGCAGGTGCTCTATCCAGCTGAGCTAAGGGGCCGCTTGGGGGAGGTGCTGGCCTCCGGAACGGGCAGGCTTGGATCAATGTGTCCAGGGCTGCGTGCGGCTGAAACGGAAATTGTCGCTGTAGGAGACGCTCTTGCGGGTCGCTTCCTTTGGCGCAATGACGCGATATTCGATGCCGTTACGCTCGGCATAGGCGACAGCCTGCTCGGCGGTCTCGAACGTCAGCTTGACCTGCTGGCGGGTATCGACCGAACTCGTATATCCCATGATCGGGTCGATCGTGCGCGGCGTTTCCTGATCGAACTCAAGAACCCACAAATGCGTCTTGGCCTTGCCAGACTGCATGGCGGTTTTTGCGGGTCGATAGATTTTCGCGGACAT